TTGATATGTATAGCGTGTAGTGATAATGTAGTTTATACTTCTGATAAGAAAAAGGCTAAGGTTACATTAACTAGGAATGGATTGAAGAAAGGTAAGAATGAAGTATTATCTCTTTTAACAAAGAAACAGTTATTTACTAAAGCATATGATGGAAATGAGGTAGTAGACGGTAAAGCGTGTCCTAAGTGTAGAGCTAAATTATATCCAACGGCATTTGTTAAACTTCTAAAGAGAGGTAGTAATGAGATACAAGCAAGGTTCTCAAAGAAAGATATGGTTCATGGCTCATCTAATCTACAACCACCAAATTATTACGGAATATCTAATATTGTTGTAGCTTGGAAATTAGTTGAGACAGTAGATGCAATGGATGATTTTAATAGACAAACTTATGCTGGTAAACATCTTGGTGCTATAGTTAATTGGAAAGGAATGGAGCAGGATGAAGTAAATACTATCATAAAGAAGGCACAACAGCAAGGAAATAACACTTTGGAGTATGATGCCTTTTCTAAGCAATATACTGCTAGTAAAGGACAATCGCAGGTTCATTTAGCTTCAACGGAAGCAGGAATCCAATATATTAGTATTCTAGATGATTTCACTAAACTACAGTCTTTGGAGTTCTATAATAAATATGGTGATATATTTGGTATGTTATATGGTGTTCCTCCAGCATATATGAATTGGGCACAACAAGGTGGTGGAAGCAAAGACCCATCAATGCAGAAAGATATTATACTTGGTGGTATAAGAGAAAGAATGGATTGGATGACAAACGAGTTCAACTATAGAGTTCTTTTCCTTATGGGTATAAAAGATTACGGAATAAGGTTTGGTTCAGTATCTACAAAGGAAGACCATAGGAAATTACAATCAGAACATACGAAGATGACAGTAAGGAAATTGGCATTAGATGCACGAGTAGAAGGAGATTTCAATGATGAAAATATATTTATTATCACTGGTAAAATAGAGCCAGAGCCTGTCCCAGAACAATTATCTGAATTTCCTAAAGAAGAAAGTGGACAAGCTACCAATGCTAGAAATAAAAGAACAAAGATTTCAGATTCATCTGACCAATTAGTCGAAGGATAGACTAATTTAAATACAATCGGAACGCATATAGTATTTGTATGCCTAAAAATACAGATTTCCAGAAGATACACGATAAGTTTATTTCTCAATATGGAGCTGACGAAGGGAAGAAAAGATATTTTGCTTGGCTAAACAAACATGGGTATGATGATACTAAGCCATTATCATCTCAGAAAGCAGAAATAAGTAAAGTTAAATATATCGGTGACGTAGATAATACTATGAAGTCTAAAGAGGATTCTACCCTAGATACGGCTCTAAAAATGCTATTTAGTGTAGATATTTTAAAGAGTTATACGGTAGACAAAGATATGTATATAGCTGGCTATGCTAGTCCAGCACTTCTGGATGGAAAAAAGATATATGATGCAGATGATGAGCATCTTATGTTAGAAGGATTAAAGAAAGCTGTTCCTAGATGGATGGCAGACCCAGAAATGAATATTGTAATGCTAGAACACATGCCTATACCTGTAGGGAAAGCTGTTGATAGCGTTGAATTAGATGGTAAGACTCTAAAGACAGAAGTAGATGAGAAGGGATATCATTTAGTTGCTAAAATAAGAAATAGTTTATCTATAGCACCTGTTCTAAAAGACCTTATAGAGAAAGGTGTGATATCACAATTCTCTGTATCTGGTAAGAAGTTACAGAAGGATATTGATATGGGCGAAGGCAAATCTGATGTTCCAGAATTTGAAATTTATGAGACAACATTGACATCTAATGCTAAAAATCCATATGCTAATATAGATGATGTATTCTGGAAATCGCAACTTAACAAGGAAATTCCTAAAGGATTTCCATATATTGAGGATAAGCTTATAAGCAATGGTGATGATAGTAATAGTAGTAAAATGACTACTATAGAAGAAACTCTAAATACGGGAGATTCAAAAGAAGTAGTAACTACTGAAGCAACTACTGAGGAAACTCAAGTAAAAGCTCCAGAAGTTAATACTGAAGTTGAAGCTTCAGTGGATAAGAGAATTGACTCTTTAGCTAAATCTCAAGAAGAAACACAAGCACAGCTTACTACTCTTAGTGAAAGCTTAGAAAGATTTAATGCTGGGTTCAAAGCACTCTCAAAAGAAGAAGAAGACGAAGAAGAAGATGAAGAAGAAGATGAAGATGAAAAGAATGGGAAAGGCTTCAATGGAAAGAAGAAAAAGAAAATAGCTAAATCTGCGAAAAGTATGTCTATTGAGGAGCTACAAGCACTCATAGAAGCAAAGCAGGCAGCTATTCCAGCTTCAAAAGAGGAAATTGTTGCTCAGGTCAAAGAAGACCTAACCAAAGCAATTACTGAACAAGTAACACAAGAGATACTAGGTAAAGTAGACGAAATCAAGAAATCAACAGGTGCGGAAGCAACTGCTGAAACAGGAGAAGAAAAGAAAGATATAGGTTGGAGAGACATTCAAGCTATGTTCCAGAAAGGCGAAGTGAGACTGAGGGATTAGGTATGACTAACAAATTTGAAGACCAGATAAGAGAAACTTATCAAAACAAATTGTCGTTAGGACATGTACCAACATTCAAGTCTTATGAGGAACAACTAGATTACTGGTACGGAAGTGAGTGGAAAGGACTTACTGCTGATATGTACAAAGCAACTGTCTCTACTACAACTACAGATTATATTGTAGATGTAGCAGGGCCAACAGTTACTATATGGGCAGCTAATTCACCATTCCAAACAGCAGCTTGGACAGTTCTACCAAAGACCACTTACGACACAAACTCTTGGGTAGTTGAAACTGCGGAAGCAGACTCAACTGTATCAGGTGTTGCAAAAGACTCTGGTAACTTACCAACAGACACTGTTCCTACAGTAGACAGAGCAGCTAATGGTATAAAGGTTATACCTAGCACGACTTCGGTCAGCACAGCAGCTCAAATCGAAGGTAGAGCAGGAGACGCACCAGAAGGAGACATCTGGCCATACTTAAAACTGTCAAAGGGACAGAACTTTATTAGGGCTATGGATAAGCACCTTTTGGGAGACCCAGACACAGCAGCAAGTAACAATCTAGAATCTTTACTTAGGGTTGCATCTAGCCAAGCAGAGGAATCTAATGATTTGAATGCAGGCGATGCTGACATCTATGGATTTGACAGAAGCTCAGGTACTACATTTGATGCATATGTAAACAGAAATTCAGGAACAGCAGCAAACATCACCTTAACAATGATGGATACAGCTTTCCAGAACATTCGACCATATGGTAATCCAAAAGTAATATTAACAGGACTTGATACTCTACGAAGACTCTCAACACTATTACAGTCACAAGAGATATACACCACAAAGAACG